TTGACCGCGCTTGACAGTCAAACGTACCCCCAATTTTTTGCACAATCCTTTTAATACTTTTCCGGGTTTACTCATTAATAGTATACCAAGAAAATTATTTTCTTTTTTTTGATTTCTTTTTAACTTTTTTCTTTTTCTTTACAACTTTCTTTTTTTTCTTTACAACTTTCTTCTTTTTCTTTACAACTTTCTTCTTTTTAACTTTACGTTTCTTTTTAAGACATTGTGCCTTTAAAACAGCAATACTTTTATAAACCCTTTTTTGACCGCGCTTAACAGTCAAACGGATTCCTAATTTTTTACAAAGTTGTTTCATATTCTTTGAAATTTTATTTTTCTTTTTACCAAAATTATTTTTTCTTTTTTTCTTTTTTCTTTTTTTACCGAATCTATATAATCCTATATTGTACATTATTGTTAAAATATGATTTACATATTTCCTAATAGCATTTTTTGTTGCATTCTCCCTGAATGTAGAATTTACTGTTCCTGAACTGCCTCTGATTTCTAGATCTTTTAATTCGTGGATCTGCATACGACCTAGTTCTCCTTGTTCAAGGCTAAATTTATAATAACAGACATTATTACTAGCATTATCTTCAAGTTTAAAATGAAATCTACCATATCTTGTATTTGTATTTGCTACTCCAGAATCATTATTTTTTGGATGCATACTAATTGTCCCTCGAAATGTATTTGTGTGCTGACCGGCTTTAAATCTTACTTCTATATCATTTATATAAAAACCGTTTTTCGTTAATGAAAATTTACTTTTGTTTTGGAGCATGCGTTTAAGTTTAAAAGAAAAATCTTTTTGTCCTATTCTAAATGCTATTGTTCCTTGTTTTCTTATTTCATCTATACCTATTCCTTCTATAGGAACCGCCCCTTCCTCTCTATCTTTCAACACCATGTAATCGGTGTCTGTTTTTAATCCTTCCATAGAATTTATTATACGGAAGTGTTTTTCCCCTAGGGATTCCCCAGATATTAAATTTTCAAAAGAATGTGATAGATGACGATCCTCAGCTATATCTTCATAAGTGTCAATATTTTGTCTACTCAATACTGGTGCATCAGTTTCGTTTGGAACTCTAACACGTTTCTGTTTTTCATAGTATTTTTCCCGTAGTTCTGACACTTTATTTAAAACTTCCTCTTTACTAGTTTCTTTCAATCTATTCATATATTTATCAACATAGTCTTCTAATTTTTCTGTTTTTAGAAAAACATTTTCATCGCTCATAATTATTTGTTTGACATCTCTGTAACGAGGATGCCCCTTTTCGTCAAAGAGGATTTCTTGATAAGTATACAAAAGTTCTTCATAAATGCCTTTTAATTTTTGAGTATATGTTTTCTTGTTATTGATAAAAAGGATTACATCTCTAATATCATCAGGATCAATATTTAAGTAATATTCGACTAAAGTTTCTCTTAACAATCCAAGTTCTTGTGCATCACGTATCGCCATGTTATTTAAAAATTGAAAAAACTTCTTAGAATTATTAATTTGAGACCTATCTCCACTTGCTAAACTTACCATTTTATCTCTGATGCCCTTGTCAATCTCCGTTTCTGTTTTATATTCAAGTTTAAACTTGTTCATGTCTCTATCATTAACTTTTACACCATCAAGAAATTTAGGAGAAATTACAATTGATTCTATTTTTTTGTGAAGAAATCTTTGGTGTTCAAGATCTGTAATTTTTTTATCTATAAACTGCCATAATTCACCTAGCAACTCAGGGGTGATGGAATTTCTCTTTAAATATTTCATATTTATTTTTTGTAAATATTCTAAATTTAAATGCTCGCAATAAAGTTTCGGTGGATTCAGTCTATTTGTTTGTATATAAATATCCGTACCTTCATCAGGATCATACAACAAGTTTGTTGGCTTGTCTTCTATATATGCCGATGCTCTTTTTGTTGCCTTTCTATACTTATAAATTTTTTTACTATCAATATCAATATAATGGGTTGCTTTTTTTAAATTTCGTATTTTTGGTTTACCTTTTTCATCATATCGTTCATAAAGATAACGCCATATTCCTGCTTTATCATTAATCCTAATTAAATATTTATCATTAATGTTAATCTTAAAATTGTATTTTTTACCTAGTGTAAAGAAATTTTCCATTGTTTCTTGTCTTCGTTTCTTTTCTTCTTCCGAATTTTCTTTTTCTTTCTTTTTTTCTTCTTCTTCCTTCTTTTCTTTTTCAATTTCTTTCATCAGTTCTAAATATCTTCCATTGCCAGAACCAAACTTTCTCCTCCTCTTTTTAACTTTTCTTTTCCTTTTAACTTTTCTTTTCTTTTTAACTTTCTTCCTTTTAACTTTTCTTTTACACTGAGCTTTGAGGACTTTAATGCTTTTATACACCCTTTTTTGACCGCGCTTGACAGTCAAACGTACCCCCAATTTTTTGCACAATCCTTTTAATACTTTTCCGGGTTTACTCATTAGTAGTATACCAAGAAAATTATTATCGGTTTTTTGATTTCTTTTTAACTTTCTTTTTGACTTTCTTTTTTTGTTGTAAGTTGTAAAGGTATCTACCTACTGCAGCGGTTCCTAAAATTCCAGCACCTGTCACAGCGTTAGCTATAGTCGGAGCATCACCTCGAGATAAACCAGTAAAGAAACCCATATTAGCGTATTCTTCTTCTTGTCTTCTAAGATCTTGTTCTCTTCTAACAGCTTCTTGTTCGTTTTGTAATGTTAGAATTTCTTCTTCTCTTTCTATTTTTTCTATTTCTTCATTCATTTTTTGCCATCTTGCTCTATTTGCTAATCGTCTTTGTATCATTTCTTGTTCTTCTTGTCTTTTTCTTTTCTCTTCTTCTTTTAATTCCTTTAACCGTCTTCGTGTATTTTCCCCACGAAAAAGTGCTTGTATTTTCCCAGCTTTTTCATTTTTTTTTCTTTGTAAAATTAGGTATAAACGTTCTTCTTCTCTTTTTCTTTCCTCTTCTTTTTCTTCCTGTTTATTAAAAAGTACTCTTAAAACGTTAAATTGACTATCAGTTAAACTATGCTTGGCTTTAAAAGCATTTTTAAAAGTAGTCATAAGCTCTCTTTGTATATAATTTTCAGTTAAAGGATTTTCTACGGGTTCCCTTTTAACTAATTGTTCGAGGAAAATTAATTGTTCCTCTCTAAGATCTTGTAAAAGAAACTCTTGATTATTTTCTTGTCCTCCAAACTTTCTTCTTCTCTTTCTTTTAACTTTTTTCTTTTTAACTTTTTTCTTTTTAACTTTTTTCTTTTTAACTTTTTTTTTATTAGCACACTGCCTTTTAAGAACAGCAATGCTTTTGTACACTCTTTTTTGACCGCGCTTGACAGTCAAACGTACCCCCAATTTTTTGCACAATCCTTTTAATACTTTTCCGGGTTTACTCATTAATAGTATATCAAGAAAATAATTATCGGTTTTTTGGAAAAATATATTCTTGTCCTAAAAATTTAAGGATGTCTTCTTCTGTTTTGAATCTACTATTCCTCAAATAGACTTTCTTTTTTAAGTCGTACAACCCTTTTTGACTAATCCTGTATCCCTTTTCGTTAGCTATTTTTCTCAATTTTACATTAAATTCTCCTGAACCAGTATGATGTAATTGAGCGAATGGAAGACATTCTAAAGGCTCCCAGAATATATCCAATCTCCTAGCTGTACCTCCTTCTCTGAAACGCACTATTCCCATAAATTTGTGTTCTCCGTTGGAAAGAGTCTTCAAAATCTTTATTTTATCCTTGATTTTATTAAGAATTTTCTTAATACATCCATCATTCTTTTTTGAAACTATTAAAAAGTCAATATCTCCACTGGTTTCTTTTTCTCTCCTGTAAGAACCCATACATTCTCCTTCTATTCCATTAGGAAGACAATTTTTAAGAACCCTTCTCCATTTTACCATTTCTACTCTAGGTATTCTTTGTTCGATGTCATCGATGTATTTAGCACATTTCTTAAATCTGTCTTCTCCTCTTTCTAAGATATCAGCAATACTTTTAAAACCTTCATCGTAAAGTCTTGAAGCAACTGCGTCACCAATACCAGGTATTCTTTTTAATTCTTGAATTGCTTGAACTTTTGGGTCAACTTTACTAACTTTAGTAACTTTAAGACTACCAAACTGAATAATCTCTTCTATTTTTTCAATAATCCTTGTTGGATTCTTCATTCCAACTTCTTTCATTGCTTCAAGAGCCGTTTCTTTGTCTTTAACAGGTTTATCGTAACTAACAATACCTCTAATAGCTTTTCTGTAGTTAGCTATTTTGAATGTGTAACCATTTTCCCTAGTACTAGAGACCTTTTTAATAAGTTCTTCAAACTCATCTTTTATGATTTTATTGATAGGATAATCTCCTAAATTTTCATCATAAAGAAACTCTTCTCTTTTTCTTTTTTTGACATCCATATCATGTCTAATTCCTTTGTACCTAGGAAATCTAGGGTATCCGTCACCAGTAAGTTGACTGTATGTATAAGTAATCAAAGTACCTATTGGATGAGTACTTTTGTAATTTTTTCTTACAGAATCATCCATACCACTTATACAAAATGTTTTTGGTTCTCCTGATTCTAAAAAAACAGGTTTTCCTTTTTCAATCATTTGACAAATAAACGAACCTAATAATCCTTTGTATTTACCTTCACCTTCTTTGAATTCCATAATTTGTCCTTCAGAATCTTCGATAGGTTTCATTTTAAGGAGTAAACGAGACCTTTTTTCTTCGTAAGAACTTCCAGGAGCTCTTATCATAACACCTTCTCCTTCTAATGTTATAATATTATCATAATATTCTTGTAACTGTTCTTCACTTTTAATTTTAAAAAATTTTACTAATTTTAAAGGATTTTTTAATTTACTTTTCACTAGTTTAATCCTTTCTTCATAAGGAATATCAGAAACAGGGCTATCGAAAACTTGAAAAGTAACATTTTTCCATTTTTTGTCAAGTTCTTTGTATTTTTCTAAAACCTTTTTTGATTTTTTCGAATCAGGTTTTTTTTGAGCTTCTTCAAGCTTGTTTAAAAAGGTTATTCCTCCCCAACTAGAAATACCAGCGATGTATTGGTAGTTTTTGATACCTCTCCCGCACCATAATTCTCCATCTAAAGGTAAACCCTTAGGAAGTTTTCCTAAGAACCATTCTGGTATGAAGTTAAATTTTTTTCCTTGTCTTGTTAGCAGATGTTCTCCCGTCCAAATGCATCGGATCCCATCTAATTTCTCAGATGCTAACCATCCTTTTATTGGAGGATCTCCTTTGTAACCTCTTGGCATATTTGTCATCTTCCCTTTTCTCTTACCAGAGGTTTCGTAAAGATTATGTGCAAGCATAGGCTTGATTTTAGTGTAGTAGCCACCAGGGCCTTTTTTGAATTCATTGTTCGATGTCCAAGTTAAAGAAGTCATATTTATTACGTCTAAATATGTTTATGTAAATTTAACATCCTTGATATTCAATTCAGGATATTTATTCATTAACCAAAATACAGAATTTTCTTTGTGTTTTGCTTCAATCATAATATCAAGAGGAGTTTCTTTAGCAGTTTCAAAGAGAATTTGTGGTATTTCTTCTACATAATCTGCATGTGCTCCTGTCCTAGATCCTGGTCTTTGGTCTGAAAGATGAAACTTAGGAGTAATTCCTCTATAGTCCCAAATGTTTAGTGCTCTCATAAGTATATTTTCTACTGGTTGTCCATCTGGATATATATTGTAATGGTGGAAGTCTAATACCAAAGGTATATCAAGTGCTTCACATATTGGTAGCAAGTCTCTAGAACTATAAACTCTTTCATCATTTTCTAAAACGAGTCTTCTTTTGACATTTTCTGGCATTTTTTTAAAATTTTCCACGAATCTTTCTAATGCATGTTTTTTGTCACCATAAGCTCCTCCTCCATGAATAATCATAACTGAGTCGTCATCTCTATTCATAGCATCTAGAATATCAGCATGCATACTTAAATCCATTTGAGTTTTTTCCACAACATCTTGCCTATGAGATGTTAGAAGGTTATATTGTCCTGGGTGAAAAGTTAAGCGGTGACCGTATTTGTCTGCAACTTCTCCTATTTTTTCGAAATCTTTTTTAAGAAAGTCCATAGAAAATCTTTCTACTTCAGGATCTGTAAAATGAGGAAGCATCATACTTGACAATCTATAAAATTTAATACCATGTTTTTCGTTCCATTCAAGAATGGATGGAATATCTTGAACATTTTTTTTACATAAATCTTTAAGATAATCCATTCCTTTTTTTTCTATTGTTTTTCTAATACAACTTCTATTAGAAAATATTGGTATTTTACTTGGTTCTTCTACACTGATTCTAGGAGTAGTTTTATCACCCCTGAGGGTCATGTTTAGACACGCGTAACCTATTCGAATATTCATACTGACAATAAAGTATTGATTTATCATTAGTATAAATATTTTGAAAATTTTAACGTACTATTGGTGGTATTACGCATTTATCTTCTTCGCATTTTTGAAAAGTTGGACAATCTTTATCTTCTTTACAAGACCTTCCAGGTTTACCATAATAAGGTACCCAACCTATTCCCCCGTCATTGTTTAATTTTTTTTTGTATTTTACTGGTTGAGAAATGAAGCCATCTTTCTTTTTGAAAGGATTAAGATTTTTTATTGTATTTATTGGAATTTTTATAAATTCTGGTACTAAATTATCCCATATCCATTTTCCAACTGGGCCCCAGTTTATAAAATTATTTGGAATAACTACTATTAAAATTACAAGAGCTAATCCTACGGCTCCATCAATACCTAATCCCAGAGGTAGTCCTGCTGGAGGAAACATTGTTTTAATAATGTTAACTAAACTTAAAACTAATCCCATATACTAGTAATCAAGATCTTTTTCAAAAATAAATGAAAAATATAAAAAACTAATAAATTTTTCATAATCACTAAGATTGTACTCATTATAATTGTATTCACTGAAGTCTTTTATTTGTATAAGTCTAAGATGATATTTTTTACACACTCTTATAAATTCTTCACGGTTTACAAGATATTCTGGTATTTCTTCTTTAAAATCAAAGTAAGTTCCTGTATTATTTTTTTCTTTTAATTTGAAGTAATATTTATTACCGTACAAATCAGATGGTTCATATTGATACCCCCTAGAAATTACATAATAATCACTATCTACATAATCGTTGTTTCTAACAGCTTCTTGAACTTTATTTCCATCTATACTAGTTCCTATAAATTTTCCTCCGTTTTCTAAAGAATTAGAAATATTTTCTATTGCGTTTTCTAACATAGAAGGTTTTTCAAAAAAATAATGAAGAGTAAATTGACAAGAAACTACATTAAACTTAAAATTTCCTATCCATTTGTTTAACAAAACACTAGTATTATTATCAGTTATACAAATATTTCTGAAGATATTAAAAGTATTTTTATGACATTTTGGTTTTAATCTTCTAGTAAATGTTATTATTCTTTCTTTCTCTTCTTTATAAAGAATTATTATGTTAAAACTATAAAGATTATAAATTTTCCATTTTTTCCAAACTTTCTTATCTATTTGTCTAATTAAACGGATTATATCAAAATTTATTGGTATTTTTATAATACAAATCTTAGCGTTTATTTTATTAAAAAGATTATGTGTAAAAGGTTCTTTAAAAAAGATTTTGCTTTCTAAATGATATTTTTTACCTCCCCATGGTGGATCAAAATAAACTACATCTTGTTCTAGGTCTAAAACTTTACTAGAATCGCAATTGTAAATATTAACATTTTTAATACCATAAAGTTTACAATTATAATCAAGTATATTAAAATGACTTTCTTTCAGTTCAATACTATTAACCATTTTAAAATTTTTACAAAAAGTTATAGTATCTCCTCCTATACCTCCATTACAATCTGTTATTGTAAGTTTTTTAGTGTCTCCTAGGAAACTTTCTATTAATTTAACTATTTGATATGAATCTTCCCATTTAGTAATAGAATATTTACCTTCTTTTGTTATTTTTAACATTTTAAAATGAAATTGATTAGTAGGTATAAATGGAGATATCCATTCAGTTTTATTTATGGGTATTTTCATATTTTTGTATCTTTTCTTAGCAATATTTATAGAAATTTGGCAAGGATCAATACCTAATAAGGTATTAACATTAGTCCTAGCGAAATTTGGAAGACATCCTCCCCTTCCTATTGATACGTCAAAAAGAGAGTACCCTTCGTCTTGGTCATATTCAGAAAGTAAAATATTTTTAATACCATTATGGTAATTTCTCAAATTGATATATTGACTAGATCTTCTTTTATTCATTCTACTTAATATATCAACTTATCTTTATATGTACATATTAACAAGTGGATTTCTTTCTTCTTCATCTTTACTCTTAAATTTTTTAAAAACTTCCATACCTTTCAAAAAACTTCGATCACTGATGCTTTCTACTGTTTCTTCTGTCCCAAATGAAGATCTTGCACTTTGTATTTTACATTTATCAAAAAGTGTTAAACAATCTCCTCCATTGTTGGTAAATAAATCTTTATTTTCTTTAAAACTGTTTTTAAGAATATTTTCATCAACATCTAAATCCCAACCATTTTTAAAAACTTGATACTTAAATATTTCCATTAATTGGTCTGAACTATAACCTTTAATATTATACACCCATGGAAATCTTCTTTCTAATCCTTTATTCCCTGCAAAAAAACAACTTTTTAATTCATTTTTATACCCTGCGATAATACACATAAAATCTTCTGTATTCTCAGATAAAAATTGATTAATCACATCAATAGCTTCTTTTGAATACGAATCCCCGTGACTGGTATGTCCTAAAGAATAAGCTTCGTCGATAAAAAGAACTCCACCTAAAGCAGTATGTAATAATCTTCTTGTTTTTATAGCAGTTTGTCCTAAATATTCTGCTATAAAATCAGGTCTTCCTACTTGCATAAAATGTCCTTCTGATAAAAATCCTAAGGCAGAATAAATATTCCCTAAAATCTTCGCTAGGGTTGTTTTACCTACTCCAGGTGGACCTGTAATTACGGTGTGCATCATTTCTTTACTATTAACACCCTGTATAAAAAATAATATTTGATTAACAACTGTTTTTTTTACTTCTTCTAAACCAATCAAATCATTAAGTTCTTCCAAATGATCTACAATAGAACATAATGTATTCAAATCATAAGCTTTTTTACATAACCTTTGTCTTTTTTTTGATTTGATAGATAATCCTAGATGAAATTCATCCCAAGCTTTAGCTAGTTTTATTAGGTCTCCAACTGTATTTATATTATCAGCATTAACTTTAAAATCATCAAAATTCTTTTTTCTTTTTCTGCCTCTTTTTTTTTTAATTTTTATGGATTTAGGAGAAGTATCCTCTGTTGTCATACTATTACTCATTATTTAAAATAAAATTAATAATCCCTATATACTTTAAATAATTTTTCGAATCACTTAAATAATATTTTTTGTGCCAGTCTATATAACTATCACCTATCTTTTTATAAAGTTCATTACCACTAAGGTAAACATCACTAAATTGACAAATATACTTCTGGTACAACACTTCTCTGTTTATTAAATTCTGAGATTCTTCTTTATGTCTTTCTAAAATATTTACACTTTTTTCAAGTCTAATATTTCTTTGAATCATTTCATCCAATAAATCCATTTATTAGATAAAATTATTCTTTTTTCTTTAATTAGTCTTCATCTTCTTTTTTACCACCTTCGGTTAATTCAACATTGTTTTCAAAAGTTATATCATTGTCAAAAGTAGTACCGTTATCTGAAGATGTATCGCTATCATCTTTTTCTTCAATTGTTTCACTAGGTTTTAACATTCCTAAAAGTTTATCCATATCTCCAAATACACTAGTCGCAGACATTCTATGTTTTTTATTTTCTATTTTAATAACTTCTTTTGCTGCTTGCTTCCTTAATGCAGCTTCAGTCATAACTTTTTCTATTGATGACTTCTCTTCTTCTATAATCTTCTTTCTTTTTTCCTTCTCTTCCTTAAATATTTTTTCTCTTTCTTTTCTTTGTTCCTCGTCATCCGGTATATAAATTTCAACCGCTGATATTTCTAGAATATCTGGTCTCATAAATTCTTTATCTTTGAATTTTTTTTCAAATTTTTTAAGAATATTTATTGGAATGTTAGGACTTTGTTCTATAAGTTTATCTAATTCTGATCTACAATTATTCAAAAATTCAGTTCCTCCTCTAGTTCTTTCTTCTACTGGTAAAGAAAGTTCTACTGTTATATTCCTAGAGAACTTTCCATAAGCTACACTAGCGACTCTATGCCCTTCTAAAAGTTCACTTACTCTCAAAAATTGGGCGATAGTTGTTATTAAACCTGCTGTTAAATTTAAAGTTCCTATAATAGCTGGGGCTATATCCTTAGCAGAATCTGGGAAACTTGCCTGAGCAAAATTAGCAGTTCCTGTAATTGTACTGAGGATAATAACAGGAATAGCAAACCACATGTTTTGACTTGTATATTTTTGAAAAGAACGATCATGTAAATAACGATAACTACTAGCTGTTTCGGCCCATTTTTTAAGAACTACTTCTTGTTGTTTGTGCCAATAAAGTTTGTTACTCATTAATGTTAATAAAATATTTTAATTATTGCAAAATCACGAAGACTGTACAAATCCATTTCCAATTTGTATTAAAGGTCTAAGATTTCCTTGTGGAGGTCCTTTTTTTCCTACGTCAAAATCTGCTACAATAGAAAAATTAGAGTTGTCATCAAATCTTTTTTTAGTAAAAGTTCCTTGTGTATGTTTTTCATAACGAAGAGGTACTATACACCTACCTCTTGCTTCTTTTTTATTTCCACAATACTGGAAAAGAGGAGGTTCTAGATAAGTAGTTTTTGGAGGGTATTCGCTAAAGCTCATTACTATTACCTAAGAAAATTTATTTACTAAAAATTGTACAATTTTAAGAACACCAGCAAATACACATGCATGTATAAATGATGTTTTAGTGCTTATTTTTCTTCTTTTTTCGTCTTCATCTTCTAAGCCAAATTCAAATATAAAACCAGGTATTAGTAAAAAAAATATAACCAGAGGACCAAAATGTCTTATTAGATTTATTGTTTCACTTGGAATTTTATAAGAAGGCTTCTTGACAACTTGAGGAACTTGAAAAGCTTGTCTATTCATGACATTTCCAAATCTATTGTAGTAGTCCATTTATAAAATACTAACATTTTTTTTTCAAATTTTTATAGTCTTAAAAAAAAGAAATCATAATTAGTAAGATGAGAAGAAAAAACCCAGATTACAATTCTTTAGGACAATTTACTAATTTTGGTTCAAAAGAATGTCTGAATCATTCTTTTAATCCATTTTATACACAAAATGGTTTATTATTAAAAGATGAATTTAATATTAAAGACCTTATGAAAGAAGGAGAATGTTGTATAAGATGTACAGTTTGTGGCATAGAAAAAGATTATATTAAACACAATCATGCTTATAAAGAAGCAGGAATGTTAGTTCAAAACCCTGGACAAATATCTCCAAAAACAGATTACACCCTAAATTTTGACTTTTTAGGACTGACAATAGAAAAGTCTAAACCAAAAATATGTAAAGTAGCACTCAAAGGAGATAATTTGAAAGGATTTCCTTGTGGTATCCACAGTAGAATATGTGGGAATGGGTGTGCATATAGAGAATGGTGGGATACAAAAGCTTTTAATAAAAAAGCTAAAGTTTTACAAGAAATTTGTCCTTCTAAAAGGGTAAGAAAGAAATTTGTACCTAAAAGGTTTTATAAAAAGATTCGTGGAAAATATGAAAGTGTTAGTAATCATTATAAAGGAACAATTTATGTTAAGAAAGATGGAGTTTTTTGGAGATGGAATAAAAAACCTAAAAAACAATTAAACTATTTAAAATCTTTTTCTAGGAATAAAAAAGAATCTCTTATAGAAGAGGATTTTATTAAAATCTTAAAAATAAAATAAAGACTACATTTAAATGGAGTGTCTTTCACTTCTTGAGAAGATAAGTGAAAAACTTAATATACCAAATATATTAATATACAATTCTTACAGAAAATTTAGTAAAGCTCAAAGTATTATACATAGATATTTAAGAACTCTTCCACCTAAAAGACTAGAAGAGACGGACGTTGTTATTTTTGGATATCTTCTTAAATTTTTAAATTCTGAAGACATAACAGAAAAAGAACTCTATTCTTTATGGTGGTTGATAACAGCTTTCTATACTGATGACAACCCTTATGGTACTTGGTGGATAGCAAGGGGCCTTAGAATGAATAAACATGAATTTGATAATAATTGTGTAAATCTTTCTTTAAAATTGTCTTGTCCATTGTTAAAAATAGTAAACAATGAAGTATATAGTAAGGAATATAAAGAAATTTTACTACAATGAATATCAATGGAAGAAGCAACTCAATATAATACTAAAAATAAAAAAAGTGAACCTGAATTTGTGAAAAAAAGAGATATTTCATATCAAAAATGTTTACAAGAGTTGTGTAATCCTTGTGAAGGGTGGGAAGATATTTTAGAGGCTGCTAAAAACGAAGTGTTACCAAATGGTTCTCCAAAAAATTCATATAGATGGATATTAGAAAAGTCTGATGACATTGACATACCAGAAGATGAATGTAAACATTCTTATATATTCAGAAGAAGTCATTTCTATAGAACCTTTGATAGAAAAGGAAGTTACCTAAAAAAAGACCTTATTTCTTTTTGGGGAACAAAAGACTATTTTGTTAAGCTAGGGAAAATAGATAAAGGCCAGAATGAAGATAAGTGGTATCTTTTACTAAAATGGAAGAATTAGACCATTTAATAATTTTAATACAATAATCTTATTTGTTGTATTAATATTATTTGAGATAAAGACTTGTCACAAGTATTTCATCTCTTTTTCTTAATTTATTTAAACGTATTTGTTCAACACGTTCCTTCTTCTTTTTTTTTTCTTCGAGAACTTTAGGGTCTATTTCTGGAATTGATTTTTCTCTTTCAATAAGAAGTTCTTTAAATTTTACTTCTACGTTTTCTTCTTTTAATTCCCCTAGTTTTGTAGGTTCTTGGTATGCTATTTTTAAATCACTTCCTTCTAGGTTATTTGAGTTAATACTATAATCGTTTATAACACTTTCTCCTAAATTATGAGCAGTTGTTGGTTTTAAGTATTCGTGAGGTTCTTTATAAATTACTAAGGAGTTGTCAAATTTTATCATTTTAACATCTTCTGCTCCATGATTAAAAAATGAATATCCTTTATTATTTGGGTCATCATCTAGTGTATTAAATTTTTGTTTAATTAGATCAAAATTTTGATTAAATTTTTTGATATCAAAACTAGCTTCTTCTTTAGAAATTCTATATTCTTCCTCAAGGATATAATCAACGTTTGTTTCAGGAAAATCCTCAGTATTAACCTTTTTTTGTTTCACAAGTGTTTTATAAGCTTGGAATATCATTTGAAAAGCTTCATTTACATCTTCTTTACTCCAATTATAAACTTTTTGATTTCTATCAGGATGTACTGTTCTTACTAATCTTTTATAAGCACAATGTATTTCTCCTAAAGATGCATTTTCAGAAACACCTAAAATATCATAAGGACTAAGGAAATTTTCATCCATTATTCGTTAGCAATGTTTTAAAGTATTTCTTTAAACGAGTATAAAAAAAATTGTTGGTTATTATTAATGATACCAAAGACAATTCACCAAATATGGGTAGGTAATTTAGAACCTCCTATTTCTTTGATGAATTCTTGGAAGAATAAAAATCCTAATTTTAAATATATTCTTTGGGATGAAGATAGAATAAGAGAGGAAAAATTTGCTTCTCAAGTTAAAATTGATGAAATAGAAGAGTATTGTGGAAAAGCTGATATTATTCGTTACGAAATTCTTAACCGTTACGGAGGAGTGTACGTCGATGCTGATTCATATTGTATAGAAAAATTAGATAATTTTTTATTTGAAACTTCTTTTGCTGTGTATGAAAATGAAAAAATTAGAAAAGGTCTTGTTGCTACAGGAGTATTAGGATTTGAAGCTAATCATCCTTTACTTTCAAATATCTTAGAAATAATAAACAAAATACCTGTAAGTAAAGAAGAAACAGGTAAAAAAGCATGGCAAACAGTAGGACCTCTTCTTTTTACTAAAATTTATAACAAAACATTCCCAAAGATAAAAATATATCCTAGTTTTATGTTTTATCCAGAACATTATACAGGTCTTAAATATGAAGGTCATGGTAAAAGTTTTGCTTATCAATTTTGGGGAAGTACTAAATCTAATTATGAAATAATAGATGAAATAGATGTACCTCCTTGGTTATTTGAACTCCCAGAAACAAATGTTTCTATATTTATGATAGTAAATAATGAAAGTTTCGATGATTTTAAGAAGTCTATGGACAGTATTATTAATCAGGATGGAAATTTGTTTATTGAATTGATTATTTTTGACAATCATATTGATGGTGATATGTCATTTGAATTATGGGAAGAAATATCTAAATATAAAAAAATAACAAAAAATATTAGAGTAATAAATATTACTCACTTTATAAGAGTATCTTTAGGAAGAGCTCTTAATTTTTGTTTCCAAAGAGCTAGTGGAGATTATATTACATTCTGTTTTTTAGGGGATGTTTTACATTCAGATAAATTATTTCAACAAATGAATTATTTACACAATACAGGAGATTGTGTAGTAGGTACACAAGTTAGAGAAACTATGATTTTTAGGTATTCGAAAGATGATAAAATAACATCTTACCCAAGTATTAGTATAAACACTTGGAGAGAAAAAAGAAATATAGATGTATTTGATAGAAGTACATTAATGTTTACTAAGGAATTCTTGAGACAAGAAAAATTTAATGAAGCAGAAAATTATCCATGTATCATGGCAAAAGGTTTAGAAGCTTTTATTATTAGATCATATTTACACAACCTTAAATCAGTTATGATAACAAGGAAAAAAAAAGTAACAGAGAATTATGTTTATAGATTCTTTACTAATTCTAATTTAGAAAGACAATTATTACAAGATATTTTACAATAAAAAAAATATTGAATAGTATTAATGAATACACCAAGTCCAACTCCAATGTTATCATCATCAAACGTTGAACAAGCTTCTGTTTTTTACACTCCCAATAATACTATTCCTCCACAAATGGATAATGTACTTCCTGTTCCTCAACCAACTAATGCTTCAGTTGATTCTGGAAGTACCCATGAAGGAGCACCTGTACAAGGTATGTCTAGTAGAGGTGAAAATCTCCCAGCTTATCAAAATATGAGTCAAATTCTTTTTAATGAAACTTTGAAAGCTTGTCCAGAAGATTCAAGTTGGTTTGATACAAATTCAACCACTTACATGAATTTTGTCGATTCTAATCATTCTAATACTAGTACTAACAAATGTATTAATGATGCTTATGAAGAACAAGTTAGATTATCATATCATTATAAAAATATGAAATAAGTATAAAAATAATATCCCTGAATATTTATATGGCGCACGTTATAGACTATGAAAGCATTATCCAAAATGCTGAAAACATAGGTAAAGATTCAGAGTTATTATCCAAAATAGAAATGGATGAAAAATACAAAGAATTTAAGGAACGATACCCTAAATTCTACAAACACATCATAGATGGAAACTTTGACGTTAATTATTTTCGTCAAATGATTACCGTCCGTGAACAAGCCGTTAGTGTTTCTGAAGGAGACGAAACTGAAAAAAGTTTTAACGGTGATGTAGCAGTAGGTGAATTTTTAGCCAGACGATACGTCTACCCTATTCAAAAACCTAGTCAAGGTGATTTAGAAAAAGCTTTTGTAAAGGCAAAGAACACTCATTATAATGATCGTAATAAATAAATTTTTTTTCGATATTTTTTTGTTTTGTAATAGTATAAAACATGGGCGGTGGTTTAATGCAATTAGTAGCTTACGGAGCACAAGACATTTACTTAACAGGTAATCCTCAGATTACATTCTGGAAGGTTGTGTACAGACGATGTACCAACTTCGCAATCGAATCAGTAGAGCAAACCTTTATGGGTAATGCAGCAGCAGGTTCAAGAGCAACAGCAACAATATCAAGAAATGGTGATTTGGTTTCCAATTGCGTTCTTGAAATTGTGGCTAACCAGGTAAACACTGATGGTTCATATACTGATGCAGGTATGCATGCTTTGGTAGAAAGCGTAGAAGTAGAAATTGGTGGACAAAAAATTGATAAACACTACTCTGCATGGTTGCAAATCTGGAATGAATTGAGCAACCCACATTTTGGTCCTCAAACTGATGACTCAGCACCAGCTATATCTGGTTATGGTAAAGCAATAGGCGCATTACTTGATTTTAATGACGATGAAACTCATTATGTCCCACTTGTTTTCTGGTTCAATAGAAATCCAGGTTTGGCACTTCCTTTGATTGCTTTACAATATCATGAAGTTAAATTTAACTTTCAATTCGCAGTAGCATCAGAAATTGCTACAAATAATACTAAAGCTCCTGATATTAAGAGTATTAAAATGTTTGTTGATTACATCTACTTGGATACAGAAGAAAGAAGACGTTTCGCACAACAATCTCATGAGTACTTAATCGACCAAGTACAATACACTGGTGCTGTTTCAAGAACAGCTGGTACTGGAGGTATGCAATCATTGAGATTAGATTTCAATCATCCATGTAAAGAACTTGTATGGGTAGAAAGACAAACTACAAGAAACACGACTAAGGGTTTCCCAACCGACTTTGCTGGTATTGGAGGTACAAATGGAAGTACTGCATTGTTACAATTGAACGGTCATGATCGTTTCGCAAAAAGACCAATGAACTACTTTACTCGTGTACAACCATTACAACATCACACTAATGTTCCTTATGGTGACAGGATTGGTGTATATAGTTTCGGTCTTCGTCCAGAAGATCATCAACCAAGTGGTACATGTAATTTCTCTAGAATTGATAACGCAACTTTACAATTATCTCTTGCTCATGCAAATGGTGCAGCTAATGAGTTCCAAGTATACGCAACCAACTACAATGTCCTTAGAATCATGAGTGGTATGGGTGGTCTTGCATACTCTAATTAAATCTAACGATTAAATTAATTTTTAACAGTTAAATAGTAATATTTAAAAATTAAAAATTAAAGGAAATGGTTTTTTTCCAAAATTTTTTTATTTTGTAATAGTATAAAATATGGGTGGTGGTTTAATGCAATTAGTAGCTTACGGAGCACAAGACATTTACTTAACAGGTAATCCTCAAATTACCTTCTGGAAGGTAGTATACAGACGTTGTACTAACTTCGCAATAGAATCAGTAGAGCAAACCTTTATGGGTAATGCAACTGCAGGTTCAAGAGCAACAGCAACAATCTCAAGAAATGGTGATTTGGTTTCCAATTGCGTTCTTGAAGTTAACGCTTCATTCTTATCTGGATTTAGTAATGCTAATCCTCCTGTATCACTTAGAACTAGTTTACATCAAGGAGGTATGTACAATTTAGTAGAAAGTGTAGAAGTAGAAATTGGTGGTCAAAAGATTGACAAACATTACGGTGCATGGATGGAAATCTGGAACGAATTATGTTGTCCTCATTATGGTCCTAAAGGTGATGATAGTACAACAGTTGTATCTGGATGTGGTAAAATTCTTGGTCATGCAGCTATTCCAGCAGCTATAGCTGTAGCTGATGACGCAGCTAAAGTTACTTCTACAGAAACTTTCTATGTTCCTTTGGCTTTCTGGTTTAACAGAAACCCAGGTTTGGCACTTCCACTCATCGCTTTACAATACCATGAAGTTAAATTTAACTTTCAATTCAGTGCTTTGGCTAAAATTATGGCTAATACTGGAGCAACTATTGGTACAGTTAATGCAAATAGTACAGGTCACGTTGCAGGTGTTCTTGGTAGCACTGAAGCAAAAATTAACAGTATTAAAATGTTCGTTGACTACATTTACTTGGACACCGAAGAAAGAAGACGTTTCGCACAACAATCTCATGAATACTTGATTGATCAAATTCAATACACTGGTGCAGTAGCAAGAACTTCAGGAGCAGGTGCAAGTCAATCATTGAGATTAGACTTTAACCATCCATGTAAAGAACTTGTATGGGTCGAAAGAGTATTAACTGCAGCTGAAGGTTTGTGTAATTTCGAACCTGATATGGGTAAACAAGGAGGTAGTGCTTTGTTACAATTGAATGGTCATGACCGTTTCGCTAAGAGACCAATGAACTATTTCACTCGTGTACAACCATTACAACATCATACTAATGTTCCTTATGGTGACAGAATCGGTGTATACAGTTTCGGTCTTCGCCCAGAAGATCATCAACCAAGTGGTACATGCAATTTCTCAAGAATTGACAACGCTACTTTACAATTGACTCTTAACGATGCTGAACATGCTGATGGTAGTGAATTCCAAGTATACGCAACTAACTACAATGTTCTTAGAATCATGAGTGGTATGGGTGGTCTTGCATACTCCAACTAAGTCTAATGGATTAATTTTATAATTTTAAAAGTATTTTAGAATATATTTAAAAATATAAAAGAATTTTTTACGAAAAAGAATAAATAATCGGATAGTGATCTGATTCAAAATTTTGAATAACTTGATATTCTAAAGGAATATGTTCATTTTTTGTAATGTAAAACATGTAATCTAATTGATATTTTATCAAATGAGTAAAAGTTATTTTACGAATAGGTGATTTTCTTATGTTTAAAGTGTTTAGTAAATTGAATAAATCTGGATAGTCAACATTAAAATCTCCTGTTAGTATAATTTCTCCATTTAATGAATTTATACAATCTTTTAATTGATTCAATATAGAATCGTTTTCAACTTTTCTTAAGGGAAGGTGAACATTTACGATGTATTTATTAATTTTAGGAACGAATGTATGAATGATTCCTGTTCTTATTCCACAACAAGTTGTAAAAGTATTCTTAGGAAACAAAATAGATTCTTCGGGTTGTAAATACATTTTACTAATTGTCAAAAGTCCCAATTCAGGGTTGTAACAAGAATAAGGATAGTCTTTTTCTAAGGGGAAATATAAAAAATTATAGGCATAGGACTGAACTTCTTGAAAACATACTATATCTGGTTTAATTTTGTTAATTAATTCAAAAATTTTTTGTGAAGATAACTTTCTTGATTTATAAATTCCACTAAAAAGTCTCAATAAACATGTAGTTAAAGCAACATTCCATGAAAGTATCTTCATACTAATAATTAATTTTATTTTTTTAAATTAATTAATTTAGGTTTTTTTTCAAAATTATTATATTTCTTAATAGTATCAAACATGGGTGGTGGTTTAATGCAATTAGTAGCTTACGGCGCACAAGACATTTACTTAACAGGTAATCCTCAAATTACCTTCTGGAAGGTAGTATACAGACGGTGTACTAACTTCGCAATTGAATCTGTAGAGCAAACCTTTATGGGTAATGCAGCAGCAGGTTCAAGAGCAACCGCAACAATCTCAAGAAATGGCGATTTGGTTTCCAATTGCGTTCTTGAAGTTAAACTTACAACAGCAAATAATGCTACTATTGGTGAATTAACCACTAATGGTGTTCATAACTTAGTTGAAAGTGTTGAAGTAGAAATTGGTGGTCAAAAAATTGACAAACACTACGCAGCATGGATCCAAATCTGGAACGAATTGAGTAATGCTCATTACGGACCTAATGATGCTGATGATGCTCCAGTTAAGTCTGGTTACGGTAAAGTTAGTGGTAATAAAGTTACACATAACACAACTGCTACTCTTTACTGCCCTCTTGTTTTCTGGTTTAACAGAAACCCAGGATTGGCACTTCCATTGATTGCTTTACAATATCATGAAGTTAAATTTAACTTTCAATTCGCAGCAGCATCAGAATTATCTCATACTGCTGCTAACAATCCAACTGATATTAGTATTAAAATGTTTGTTGACTACATCTATTTGGATACTGAAGAAAGAAGACGTTTCGCACAACAATCTCATGAATATTTGATTGACCAAGTACAATACACTGGTGCAGTAGCAAGAACTGCAGGTGCTGGTGCAAGTCAATCCTTGAGATTAGATTTCAATCATCCATGTAAAGAACTTGTATGGGTATTGAGAGAAACTACTAGAGCTGCAGGAGCAGGTTTCGCAACTCATTTCAAAGATATTGGTACTCAAGGAGGTAGTGCTTTATTGCAATTGAACGGTCATGATCGTTTCGCAAAAAGACCAATGAACTATTTCACTCGTGTTCAACCAATGCAACATCACACCAATGTTCCTCATGGTGACAGAATTGGTGTATACAGTTTCGGTCTTCGCCCAGAAGATCATCAACCAAGTGGTACATGCAATTTCTCCAGAATCGACAACGCAACCTTGCAATTGAACGATGCTGGTAATG